AGACAACCAACAAGAACCCCCGATACCCGCAATGAAATTCGTTGTCCCAGCTTCCATCGAGATCTTCACAACGCTAGAGCTTGCCGCCCAAGGGGCAGCTCTCAAACACAAGCCTGAGATATTTGGACCTCGCAGTCCCATATACTCGGAAGAGAACGACAATGTTGTGCTCATTGTTGAAGCCTTGTTGGCGCTGTATTTCCAGTTCCGCAATGCTGCTTCGAAGAGCACTATATTTGTGTCGCTCTGCAGTTTCTACCACACCGTTGTTGGTAGGTCCTGCCTCGGGTCAGCACTCAGAATCATGGACACCCTGACTGAGGAGATTGCACCCGATCTGCCGTTCTTTCAGAGCGGCACCGACTGGATCGACATTCTTGACGCATTGTACAGCAATACTAAGCGTGTCATTGGTTCCGCACTCGGCAACAAGATCATGAAGGTCTTCAATCATGTTGTCGCTGTGGCCCTCTACGACAAGATGGGCATTGATTTTGACATCGAGTTCTTTGGCAAGATGGAGAAGAAAGTCATCCGCCCTAACATCTGGAATGTGCTCACATTTGTTGACGCCATTGTGGGCCTCGTGCTTTTCTTAGCCAAGGCCGGTAGGCAAGCACTACAGACTGGTTCGATTGAGTGTTTCTTCATCGACGACGCTGTGCTCACAGGTTGGCTCGACAACGCAGCCGTGCTCAGGAAGCAGGCCGAGTTCTTGAACAACCCATCGTCGGTGGGCATGGCCATTCCTGCCTACCTCGCCGAGCTCAAGGATGCAATTGACATGGGCACCAAGTTGAAGCAGTACTTCAAGACAGGTAAGGAGCACTCGATTTTGCTCAACGTTCTTCTCGAGCTCGAGTGCATCGAAAAACGCCAACGCATCAGCATGCTTGCTGCTTCATTCAGAAGGGCACCGATTGGCGTGTTCTTGTACGGCACTGCTGGTGTTGCTAAGTCTTTCATCGCGACTGGGCTGTTCAACCACTATTGTTCCATTCGTGGTATCAAGAAGGAAGGCTGCACTATGTGGACGCGCACAGAGAACGAGGATTACTACTCTGGCTACAAGTCACACTTTGCTGGTGTATTGTACGACGATGCGGCCAAGTACCGAGCCAACGTTGTGCAAGGAGTCGACCCGTCTATTGGTGACATCATCACGGCTATCAACAACATTCCCTTCGTCACACCACAGGCGGATCTACCTGACAAGGGCAAGATCCCCTTTTTGTCGGAATGGGTTGGCGTTACGAGCAACGTAGAAGATCTCAATGCCAGTCTGTACTTCAACAGCACTGCTGCATTCATCAGACGAATGACTGTCCGGATCACACCTACTGTGAAGGAACAGTATCGAGTGCCCGGTGAGGACAAGATCGATGTGACGAAGATTCCTGCTGGTGAGCAGTACCCAGACCTGTGGCACTTCGAGGTGTGTGTACCAAAGGTGAACGGCCAACGTGGTGAGTTCCGTCGCCACAAGGTTTTCGATCACTACGCCGACTTGCTTGAGTACATGACAGAAGTGTACACCAAGCACATTGCACACCAAGACCAGCTCATGAAAACTGTCGGTC